CATGTTAGGTTCTTTGCCACTAAGTCTACCTGTCGAGGTCATGTGTTGGTTTAAACGTACATGTAACTTACCATCCGGTTTTACATTGTTAGCTATGCCACCAATGAAAGATGATAGGTAAGTATCTAATGCAGATAACCTCTGTACCTTCTCAAGAAATTCTAGTGAGTCAACCAGCCCCTTTCCTCTAGCGGCATTAGCTAGTATAGCTAAGTTCTTTCTGTTAGTTGAGAAGCCATTAGCTGTAGCCCACTTAGCGTCAGGTGCATTAAACTTTAGACCACCAATAACATCAGTAGCAATAACGTGATAGCCATTGCTACTGCACGAGACACATTTCGACATGTTAGTGTAGGGTGTGCCATTCTTTTTCTCCTTTCTAATTTTGCCAGAACCATAGCAGTCCTCACATCTCTTTACGTAAGACTTATATACTACATTAGTTTCTTCACGAATCAGCATCTTGAATGCAGACCTTGACATATACGGATCATACTTGTTGACCCATGAAGATTTACTTACAGGCTTACGACTGTATATTAGTGTAGACAATTGCTCTGGACTACTGAGATTTAAAGGAACATCGCCCATAAGATCTCGTACTTTAGTTTCTAAGTATGCTAGTACCTCCTTTCTTTCTTCCTCAAACTCTATACGAACTGCTTCTAATGCAGTAACGTCTACTTTAAAACCTCTCATGTATATCTTAGACAACGCTATAACCATTTGGTTAGTAAGATATGATACATTGTACATACCGGCAGAGTCACTGCTAGTAAGCCTGACACGTAACTCGTGTGACAGTTGCTGTGTTGCATGTAAGTCAGCACTAAGATACTCAGACAACTCAGCGTGTGGTATGTCACGTACCGATACGCCCTGCTTGAGATAAGCCTTGAGTGTATCCTGCTTCTTAGTGTCTAGCTCGTATCGTTCTGCACATGCCTCTAGTGATAATGGTTGCTTGATACCACGCTGTATCAAATACTCCATCAGCATTGTGTCAAACACAGGGCCATTGTATTCAAAGCCTGACTCCCACAACCACACTAAGTCATGGCCTATATTGTGACCAATCAGTACTGTAGCTTCATTCAACTTGCTTTGCACAATAGTATGCCCATCAGAGGTAGGCTCTACTTCACTGTGATCAAACGTGACAATGCTTTCATTACCATGATCATCGAGCATACCAACCATAACTAAAGAGTTAGTAGGCTCGAAGGGATCTAGTTGTAACTTACCCTCACGTTTAAGTACTGTGTTCTCTACATCAAGTGTTAGCTTCATCTTGCACATTCCTCTTTGCTATTTCAATAAAGTTAAAGTTTGCACTGAAAGATCTACGTTCACCTTCCGTATAAAAAGGATACACACAATGGAATAAGTCACTAGGAAATACATAGAAGTCTCCTACCTGTGGCTTAACCATAAAGTTTGTAGCACTGTAGTTACCGGCACTGCCATTAACAAATTGTATGTGCCCATGAGAAGGGTGGTGATCTTTGTAATCCTCTTCCCATTCTTTCTCAATACCTTCTGGCAATTTAAGATAACCAACACAGGACATACGACAATTAGTATGTAGATGTACTGGATTATACTCTGTATTAAACTGCCTGACTAACCAACCAGATATAAATTGTAAACTATAGTCAAACTTTTCTGTGTTTAATCTACTATGACCATACGAGTTACGTATAGTAGCTGTTTGATTGTACTTACCTATAAAGTTTTTCACTTCCTCAACAAACAAGTCTCTCATTGGATCGTTAAATTGTAATTCTTGTTTTACTTTACCAACCAAATTAGCAGAGTAGTCATTCAATTCTCCTGCTTTTGTGTCATAAAAACTATTCATCTTCTCGACAAATGCAAGACTTAGTTTTTTATATCCCATCACTGGGCCGAAGGGAAAGAATACATGATCTTCTGCATCTTTTGGTGGTGTAAATAAATTTACCATAGTGTTTCTCCTTATGCTGAAAACAACGCAGTCTTATAATCAAAGTCACAAGTTACCATACCATGCCAGCCTGTCAACTTATTCTTTGCAACATTAATATGTCTTTGTCTATCCTCTTCTGTTTGATTATCTGTAGGTGGATTCCTTGCAATGAGTAGCATGAGGTCGGCCTCTGCCGCCTTGCCTGTCTTAGAACCCTCCATCATAGATTGATTAAGTACTGTTCTACCTTCAGCTTCAGCAGATAGTTGAGACATATAAAATACAGCACACTCTTGTTGTTTAGCTATCTGTCTAGCGTACATAACATTTTGCTTTAGTACTTCATGGATGCTTGCGGAGTTAGCAGTGGACGTAAACTTATCACCCATATCTAACATAACTATATCAGGTTTGTAATACTTACATACTGACTCAACCCATGCCATGTCTTTCTCAGTACTATCTTTAAACTTAATGTTATGCAACTTAGATTTATATTTAGCTAAGTGTACAGCTTTATTCTTACGTATGCCTTCTGAGTCAGTACCTACTGCACATGTCATATACCTATGACCTACTCGTGTTGGTGTCTCCTCATTACAAAGTACAATTACTTTTGCACCCTGATCGGCAAAACCATTTGGCCCCATCACTAAGCTGGCATGGAAGCTAGTTTTACCTGTATTAGATCGAGCACCTATCTCGATAAGCTGACCGGCATTAACGCCCTGAACCTTACGTGCTAGGCTAGGTATATTGAATGTCCACTTGCTTTGTAGATCACCCTCTTCAAGTATCCTGTCCATGTCCATATCTTCCCATTGAACTTGTAACTTAGGTATAAAGTTATCACCATGTACCTCAAGTAAACTTCTTAATGGCTGTAAACTTTTTAATGTACCATTGACAAAATCAAAACCTAAGTTAGCAACCTCTTCACCAATTACCTGTTGGAATAACTTAGATAATACTTCTTGTGCTATGTCCTTACCCATAGGCTGTTGTTGTTTAATCTGACCAAACAAAGCAGAGTATGCTTGCTTCTGTGCTGTAGTCAGTGATGGATTGTCCGATAAAAAAAGTGCCTCAACTTCATCTGGTGAGACACTGCGATTATAATCTTCCATAGCTTTATCTATAATTTGCTTAACTTTTTGTATGTCTTTACTAAATAATTTCATAGGGCAACGTGAACCCCGATGTTCCTCGTAGAATTGTTTCTCCATAAGGCTTCTGATAAGTGAAAGTTCCATAGCTCATCCTTTCATAGTTCATTAAGAGCGTCCATATCTTTCGTGTTTCTGTATTTTAAATCGTCCTGTATACGTAGGACTTTTACATTGTCTACTGCACTGCGTAACTCCTTTGCTATGGTTAGTGTTTTCTGTAGTGCGTCTGGGTCTAGCGCAATTATAGCTGTAGAGAACTGCGCTAGGTATTGCTTTTGTTCGTTGGACATTGAGGTTCCCATTAACGCAACGCCTGTATATCGATCCTCTCCAACAACTGCGGCACTAATGCAGTCCTCTACAACAACTGCTACCTTACCACATCCATGAACATATGGCAACCTACAATTACCATACCTCTTCCATTTAGGTAGTCGCTTGCCTAGTGCTCTGCCTGTAGCGTCCACTGCAATGCCCTTATGAACAACAGGAAACACGATACGATGTTCTCGTATATCATACTTAAGATTATTCTTAGTTATATCTAATCCCCATTGCCGTACCCATCTGTGTGCTGGGCTTGCATCAGGTACTGGCACAATGTACATAGGCAATTCAAAGTCATTAGCTTTTACAGATACTATTCTGTTTAGCCTATCATGTATGGCATTAGCAGACATGCCAACCTTATTAGCACCGCTAATGCTACACCCTGCCTTGTAGCAGTTCCACAGTAGCTGCCCACTCACATTAGACACAGTAAAGGTATTACGACCTTTGCATTCAGGACAATCCATACGTACAGAACTACCATCAGTGATGTCTAAGCCTGTGAGATATTCAAGCACTAGATTACACTACCATATACTATATCCTCAGATTTTATTGTGTCACCATCCTCACATCCTTCTTGTAGTTCAGATACACTAAATATTTTACATTCTAGAATTTGATCATCATCGTATAGACGATCTACTATTCTTTCAGCTTGTAACTTAGTTTTAAAACCATCGTGCAAGGATAGGTACAAATGTACACCATCTGATATGTACTCTAAACCTGCTGCTACATATCTCTCTTTCATACTAAGCACTCCTTTTTTCTAGTTTATAATAAAAATCTGCAACTTGGTATAGCTCCTTAAGTGTGGCTGAATTTTTCATAGCATTAGCTTTAAAAGAAATAATTACCACGTTATCTTTATGATAGCCTTTAGTATTATCTATTCTATCTACAGTCATAGCCC